AGCGCTCCGTTGCCCATGCCACCGGTACACCGCTGCCGTTCGCCGCCGTCGGCATTGACTGCTCCGACGGCCAGACCTCGGAGGCCTCCTACAGCTTTGTCCGCAAGCACCATCGCTGGGACCGTCAGGTACTGGCCCTCAAGGGTGCATCGGATAACGAGGGTCGGGTGGAGATCTGGACGCCACCGAAGCCCATCGATCCGAACAACAAGGCTACCA